TTAACTATTTTCACTATCATTTTTTTCTTTACGCTCTTTTGCGTCGCTTTTACGACCATAAACAAATATTCCAACAAGAGTTCCTATTGATCCACCGATAAGGGCAAACCCCGATAAATCCTTGTCCATTGCTATTAATACAAAGCCTCCACAAATACAAACTATTCCTATTAAAAAGCCAAACCATTGTCCTCTTTTGCTATTTTCAACATCTGAATAGATAGCGGCTTTCTCAAGAGTCTGCCTATGTGCTGATTGATTCTCTGCCATAGTTAAAATCCTATCCGCAGCACCCGGTAAAACTCGCTCATACTGTTCAAAATCACTTGGATGCGGAATTGGTCCTGAATATGAAACACTTGTAATCTCTTGCACCAAAACTTCTCGTTTTTCTCTAGGTAAACTATTCAGTGTGCGACGAGCCCGCTCAATCTGACTATCACTTTTTTCTGTAATTTCTTGTTTCGGAGAACTTGTCATTTTTCTAGTTGGTTTAGATGGCACAGGATTATTTTTTGGTTTCTTTCTTGTACTCATCCAGTGCCTCTCTCATATCGTTTCCAATAGTTTGCCAATCGGACGCAATAGCTCTAGAATCCGCTTTAGTAGCAGATTTAGAAGAATTATAAATATTACCAGTAGCTCCGATATTTAAAACGCTACCTATTCCCTTTAGAAAAGAAGGTCTAGCAAATAAAAAATCACTTCTGTCCATTATAAAATCCTCCTTAATTTTCCCGATTTTACTATAAAAATAAATTTTGAGGTTTAAAAATTACTCTCCCGACCTCGCAATTATTATATCATGAAAAATAAATTTTACTAGACTAATAGTATAAATTTCTTGACAAAGCGAATCTTCCAATATTCTTTATCTTTTTTCAATGATGTAAATATAGTATAACAAAAATCTAATAATTTTAGTCCGTAAATAGTTTTCTTTATATATTAATTATAATATACACAAACTAAAGTCACCAATTATATGCTGATTTATTTACATACAAAAAAAAGCCTAGATCGTTATGACCCAGGCTTGAATTTTAGGTATTTGTTATTTATATGAATATCATGGTACCCATTGCTGATAACGCTATGTGTCTACCCCATTGCAATAATAGTGTATTCTAACCTTGTGTTTAACTGGTTGCCCTGGATGTCCTCAGCACCATTTTTTAAATAAATTGTTTCCATATACTAATAGCTCTTACCGCTTAACAGATATTCCCAAGTTTTAGGTCCAACAACACCATCTTGAACAAGACCACGATTTCTTTGAAACACGATAATAGCTTCTTTAGTCTTTTTGCCAAAGTCCCCATCAACAACCAAATTAAATCCCACACTGTTTAATCGTTCTTGAATTAATCTAGTAATACCACCCTTCGCACCTTTTTTTACAGTTGGATAACTAGAGAATCCTTGTCTAGCAATTTCTGCATTTAATCTATTTAACCAGTCATCGACAGGTTGAGAAGGTTCTGGTGCAGGGGTTGATACAGTAGCGCCATAATCAATATAGGGACTTTTGCCATGTTTAGTCCATTTTCTAGATTTAGATCCACTTGAAACATTAGCACAAGTTGAAACTTGAACACCATTATCCCATTTAGGAGTAGCTTCAACTACTTTGCCATTACCAATATAAATACCCATATGACCTTTCATCCATACAATTTCACCAGGTACAATATTGGAGAAGTTCGTAGACACTCCACTACATTTAGAAATAATAGTATCTGCATTTTGATCTAATACACCATTAGATCCATATTTACCACTAGAAGGATATCCCCACAAGATTCCTTTTAATAACCCAGAACAGTCCCATTGTCTTTTCCCGTTAGACGTTTTATTTCCAAATGTACCTAATTTATAAGATGTGGCACTGTTAGCTGCCGCCTTTACTTTTTCTACTAATTGTGCTGCTGTCATTACTGCCATATTATTGTTCCTCACTTTCCTTATTAATTAGTTTATCTGCCACTTCTAATCCTTTTGTTAAAACCGCTGGTACGTTATAACCTGCTTCTACAAGATTTTCTATGATTGATCTAATCTCATTAACAGCTAATGACCCTAATACAAACCATCCGATTAATGTTGTAATGCCAAGATCAATTCCTAGTGTAGTGCCAATCTCTATAAATAAAACAGATGCAGCAAAAGCCACAAGAATCATAATCCAATAGCCTAATTTCTTTAAGACACCTAGCCATCCTTTTTGCGAATTGGTTTTATTGGCCAATTTCGATTTCATACAGCCAGTAATCCAATCAATAACATTAAATAATAAGAACAAAGCAAATAAAATCCAGTGTTCTCCAAAAATAAAGCTTAAAAAAGCGACTACCGCTCCAGTAATCGCATTGTATGTGTCCATGTAATTCATATTATTTAAAACATTCATTTTTTTCATTTTCCTCACCTTCAGTTTAAATTTTATTAAGTACAGCTAATACATAGCCTTCCTTGATACCTTCATCATTAATAATCTGTTTAATCTGTGTTAACTGTGATTTCGAAGTATAATTGACTTCTTCTTCGACAGTTTCGATTTCTCTAAATAAAATATAATCGTTCTGCTCATAACTTGATTGTTTTAAAATCATATAATTTGTTTCAAGTAATTGGCTGAATTTACTTGCTGTAACATCTAATTCATGTGTTTTAATCATAATTTTTTCTCAACTTTCTTATCGATATCTATATCCAATAACTCTTAAAATATGTTCTTCTATCTATTACTCTTTTGTTAATTGCCATAATCGTAGCTACTAATCTGTTGTTTTAGTATAGCGCAAAGTGATATAACCAGTGTAGCTACTCTTATCACTGGCACTTCCAATGATAATATCGCCAGTTGTAGGGTAACAAATTATACTTTCTCCTAAGCTCCATGGGTTAACATTTGGAATTGGCAATGCCGCAGATGATGAACTTGCAACACCAGCGACATCAATAAATCTATCAATTTGATTAATGCCGTGCGATACTGTTTTAACATTATTATTTGGCAATGCTCCAATATTAATAGTTTTTTCATATATCTTCTTTCCATCTATCCAGTAACTTCCTGTAAATTGCTCAGCATTGGAGTATTTAAAAAATACCTCTTTACCATTTAATCTTTTTTCTTTATCTTTAAATCCAAATATTTTTATTGCCATATAAGTTATGACTTTTAGAAATTTGTTCTTCTAATTTTTCGTGTACCATAATGTCAATACTACATCGTATCTAGTGTTTCCATTAGTGTTGATGTAAACATCTCCACCTGTAGTGACAAATAAGTCAGTGCTTGCAACACCATTTACACCGCTTATTTTATCGTTAGCTCTCATTGAAAATTCATATCTTATATTTCTATCAAAATTAGCGATATTTTCTATTTTTCTAAAAGCATTAATAGTCCCTAAATTGTAAGATTTTTGATAAATCTTTTTGCCATCAAGCCAATATTCCCCAGTGAATTGTTCCTTAGTTGAATATTGGAAAAACGTATCTTTACGCTGTAATCTTGTACCGTTTTTTAGTCCGAATATTTTTAGCATACCGTACTCCCATTTTTCTTAGGGTATAAGATACAATTAGAAGAATTTTTAAATAAATTTCTAAAAGTACCCCCCCCCCCCGAATTTTCGAGATTTAATTGATTTTATCAACATTTTTCGTCCCTCCTATATCTCTACATTAACAGTTCCAACCATCTCAAATATTGGTTGTTCATGACCAGCATTAGTTATTCTTATACAATTATCGGACGTATCAACTTCTATGCTTCCTACAGTTTCAGCAGAACCACTATAAAAATTTATAATTCCTCCGCTTATATTTATTCCTTTATGTCTTAACCACGAGCTAGATGTACCGTCATTTGGAGTTGCAGATAAATCTATCATTCCATAATCCATATTCAAAAGATAATCCATTTCTCCACCAGTCTGTTTTGACGAAATAGTACCATCTGGTTTTATATTATAGCTAGTTGTTAATCCATTTTGATTACTTTTAGATGATGATAGCCCTCCATCAGAAATATTTACACCACCTATACTTCCTGTCAGGGATGTGATTTTACCGGTAGTATCTACAATAAATTTTCCATTTATATTTAGACTGCCACCAGTAATATTTCCCAGATCAGCAGCAATAGCACTTAAGGTATCTACATTTAAATTATCTACACTAATATAATGAATCACCCACGAATTTCCGGTCCATCTTTTAATAGGCTGCCCCGTTGCAGTCTGCCATAGTTGACCTACTGCTGGTTTTAATGGGGCAGTGGATGAAACTATAATCCCACTGTCTCCATCTGTACCGTCAACAACCTTTACCAAAGTTATTTCATTTCTTGCCTTAACCGCCATTTTTTTATCCCTCTAACTGTGCGACATAACTTCCGCGATTTGTGATATCTCCAGCTGCAATAGTAAGTGTACTGCCAGTGGCAGTAGCCGTAGATGAACCATCTTTATACCACTTTATTGTACCTGCGCTGGTTAATGCACTTCCAGTTAATTCTGTTGCACCTTTGAACACTTTAGCAGTAAGTGTAGTAGCGATTTCGGTGTTTTTAAAAATTGTCCCATTAGATGAGATGATTGCAATATTAAAGGCATCAGCTCCATTAGCTCCGTTAGTACCATTTCTTGATACTGAATAAGATGTAGTAGTCTTACCATCACTGTAGGTTACTACCGTTTTTGTCCATACATACTGTCCCGCACTTCCAGTTACTGGTGTAGTAGACCACGTTCCTGTAGGTGGTGTTGTACCATTTGAAGAGGCTTGATAAGATACGGCAGAAGATGTTACCGTAACGCTTGAACCATTTGATCCATTAGTACCATTTCTAGAGACACTGTACGCAGTCGTAGATTTACCATCACTGTAGGTTACTACCGTTTTTGTCCATAAATATTGACCAGCCGATGTACTTGGAGGCGAGGCTACCCATGAACCGGTTGGAACAGTTGTACCTGAACTACCAACCTGATATGTAACACTGGTATCTTTTACTGTAACACTTGTACCATTGGACCCATTTGTTCCTTTAAACGCAATAGCATAGCTGAATACCTTTCCGATTGTGATATCGCCTATAATTACTGGAATTGTAAAGCTTCCACTCGTAGTTAAAGCGCTTGTTGCTGTAATTGTGATTGTTGGTTCGGGAGTTTTATTATCACTAACTACACTCAAGCCAGAGGGTGTACTAATTGCACCTAATGTACAAGCTACGATTTCGCTACCGCACATTACTGTGATTTTCGATGTAATAGATTGCGTCCCGTTGACCGCGCTTGTAGTCCCTTGAAACGTATGATTATCGTTACTCAAGTTTACTGAATAACCATCAGTTAAATCGATTAAATCAACCTGAGCACTTGCTTTTATTGCCATATATTATCCTCCTTTAAAAGTCTAAAAAGCATCTAAATGTTGCTTTGTTGTTTATGTCTTTGTCGGTTAATGTAAAAATGAAACCATTATCAGACAAACGTTTATCATTTTGATTTATTGGTGTATATTCTGTTTCACCAATATTTTTTATTTCCCATATAATTTTTGCTTGTTCGCCAAAAACATCATACATTTTTTGAGATGTATCGATAATTTTATCGTCAACAAAAATTTGAACTGTCATAGTTGTATTAACCCCAGTATTTTTGAATGAAAAGCCGTTAACACTGTCAATTTTTAATACTATAGCTGATTTTCCGTCCACAAGTTTCAATACAGTTACTTCCGCACTTGCTTTTATAACACCATTATCAGTTAACGCTTCAAAACGAAAAACGGATCTATCATTTTCTAAATCCGTTGCTGAAACTTCTGTTGTTTTTGAATCTATAAGAAAAAAACTGTCTTTATACCACTTTATAGTAAATTTTTCTGTAATATCATTTATTCCATCACTTACAAGCGCTTCTAAGATTGTTTTTTCATCATCCTTTTTGAATATAATCCCATTACTAGAAATAATATTTGCACTATAGCTCTTATTTGCTTCAATAAGATCATTCATTTGTTTAATGAGGGATTCATCAATCTGCGACTGCCTTTCAACAAAATTATCAAAGGTAGTTTTGCATGTAGTTTGATCGGTAAAACTGATTATCTGCTCTGTAATACGTGCTTCTAAGTAAAGCGTTGGTTTATACTCTTTATCCTCGATTGTGAACGTATCACCTATATTTGCATCAATAAAACCATCTACATCATAGCTAACTTGAGGAATACAGTTCTTTTTTAATTGTGCAAGTGCCTGACCATAAAGTGTATTAACATTGCTTGTTTCATAACTCCACACCTTAGCGATATAACGATCATTTTCACTTGTTGTCAAGGTAGAAGGAAATCTATCCCTTGCCTGAGGTGCTAAAATTTCAATTGTTCCACTTGGTGAATAATATTCTAAATTACCATTTGAATCGTATTCTTTTTTATCAATACCGGCTAATGTTAACCCATCTGTCCCAGTTGGTCGAATTGCAGTATAAAGTTCTGTTATATCAGATATTTTAGAAATGCCTCTAATATTTATTCCATAACGGATAATTTCACTTCTACGATCAGTTCCCATTCCTTGAACATTTGTATCATGTTTTTTATAAACGTTTAAAACAATACCTCCTAATGAATAATCGCTGTTCAGTTCGGTTATAAACTCAATTTCAGCATCAAAAACATTTGCCAGCGAAAAAAGCCGAGCTAAAATAGTCTCAGTTCCTTCCCATTCATGAGTTATTCTTTTGTCACTTACCTCATTTATCCCGATTTCAAACACCTGATTTTCAAAGTTAAACGCTCTAATGTATTCATCAAAACTTAAAGCATTACTTGCTTTATAAGGCCCGGTTTCTTCATTAGATAATTCCAATGAAAGACCGTAAGCGGTAACTTTAGTATATTTTTCATTACGCTCATTATTTACAATATTGCAGTAATAACCTTTGTTTTTATATACAAAAGAAAGTTTATTACCAACAGTAAGGAACTTAGAATCGTCGTGATTTGATAATGTTTTGAATGAGTATGTATAAGCTGATCCCGACAAATAGGTGTGCAGTTCATCTTTATAATAGTGCATTGCCTCATCAATTGTATTATCTAAAAAAATACATACGTTATCATATGCATCTAATACAGCAATTCTGACATTGTCCATTATATCCACGCCTCTCTTACACGTACTTTCACTGTCGGTTTTGTTTTAGTCCATTCACTAACAACAAATTGAATTTTTGTTTCACCAGAATCAGCCTTAAAATATTGACTCCCCAATATTTCATCGTTTGGCCGATACATACCATTAACATAAAATTTTGAGCTTTCACCATCAATGACACATACATCATTTGGCTGATAACGATTAGGTATATCTTTCCATTTTTCAACATTCATTTTATCAAATACAAAATCATTTACGCCCATGTAGGTCATAAAACTTGAGCCACCACGATTACCATATTGTTTTATAGCAATTTGTATTTTTGCACATTCCATATTTTCTACTTCAGGAATAATATAAGACGGGTATCCGCCCCAGTAGTAAAAGGTTAGCTTGTTACCCTCTTTTCTTAGATCGCAATGACCCCAGTCCCAATACCATGGATTTTGATTTCCAAGGTGACTTGTAGTATATGAGTAGGTGTGTAATACTTTCCCATTGGCCCATAATTCATAATTTCCTGTATTACCAGTTGTATCGGTTTTGTACCAACATACCCCGGCGATAAGTTTGTTGTCTTCGGTAAGCCAATTTATGCACATTTCACCCGTTTGTCCCATCAAACCAGCATAAAAAATAAGGTGGAAATATGAATAAAAATTTTTAGCACCTTTTCTTCCTTCAGAATCGCTGGGAAGTATAAGAGTACGTAATCCACCGTTAGAACTCGAGGAGATAGGACCGGAAACACCAAGAGTTAAAAAGGTCTGATCAAACCAAGTACTAGTACCCAGCGTTCCTTTTACACTATGCGAAGGATGCATATAATCAGTACCGTTAGTATCGTTTGGTAAATTTATAAAATCCCATAGTGTCCCCAGCCTTTCATTTTGTTCATAAGGCTCTTTATCAGCTTCATCAATTTTTCCAAACTGCATTGTTCCTTTATCACTCACAACACCAATAAAACCACTTTCAGCGTTGTGAGTTATTTCATAATCAATAGGAACAGAAACAGAACCATCATTAATCACTGTCACTTCAAGAACCCCATTATCATTTGGTTCAGCAATAAATTCTTTTAATACGTCTGAATATTTAAACGGATCGCTGCAATATATTTCAATATTTCCAGTTATACTATTTGATCCAGGACCAGGGATACTGTTTCCAATCTTTGTACCAATAAAATATTTATCTGGCTCATCATTAAAAATAATTTTAACCTGTTCATCTTTTAAAAGACGATTTAATTTATTAAATGAATCACGAAATTCGAGGCAAGTAGATGCAATTAATTGATATGTAACAGTAATAGTCCTTGATGGATACCGTTTACCTAAATAATTGGTTCCATCCAATAAATTGACCGTTTCATCTTGTACTTCACTTTCCATCAGCTCACGACCGCTTACATATAACGTCCGATACCCCGGTATTTCATTTTCAATAAAAACGCCGTTGTAGGACATTGCTTCAGCGGGAAGTATTGTTTTAGTATACATCTCATCAGTATCTACGAATTCATACATCTACTATTTCACCCCCTTGATCATATTTTTTAATTTTTCATTTTTTTCTATTTCCTCCTGCGTAAACGGCGCAGTTACACGAGCAACCTCTTTGCCGTCCATAATTACAGGTACATTAATAGTGTATTTAGTATTTTGATAATATTCGTAATCTTCTGAAAGATTACTATCAAAGTCACCTGCAAAAGCAATTTTAGGATTGTTTAAAACTGGTATTGAAAATAATTTATCTGCTGCTTTTTTTACAAAATTTTTCATTTCTACAATACCATTGCCCAATCCCTTACCCCAGAAATTACCTAGTTTAGTGCTAACCCTTGAAGGTGAATGAATCTGCGCTTTAGCACGGATAGCCTTTTCCGCAGCACTTGCAAGTTGAGAAGCAACACTTCTTACATAGCCGAGTTGTGAGCTCATACCATTACCTAACCCTTGACCAATGTAAACACCTGCCCCGTAGGCTCCTGCCTGACCATTTTGGAACACTCCGATAGTTTGCATTGTTGTTAATGATGCTATTAATACCATTTTAGTAGCTCCGGTCTGAACACCACTAGAAATATTGTTTCCAATATTTTGCCCTGCGGTTTTAGCTTTACCCTCAGCATTACTAAAAGAACTAATAAGTGATTTAATTGCAGATTTTGCTAAACTTCCCAGTCCTTCAAGTGCACTGTTAACAAAACTAATTGATGACTTCATTGCTTTTAATGATTTTTCAGTAGTTTTTGCACTAGATGCAATTGATTTCATACTACCCAACACACCTAATAACCCAGCAGCTAAAGCAATCATACCGGCGGTTACAACCAATAAAGAAGCACCAAAAGCTACGAACCCAGCAGTTAATGAAATTGTTCCTGCCAGAGAGGCAACGCCACTTGCTGTAAACGCTAATACCCCGGCAGTTAAAACTAGCAAAGAAGCTCCAGCAGCGAGCGCCCCTGCTGATAAAGTTAATAATGCCGGTCCTAAAATAACTGCGCCTAGAGCACACAAATTAATTCCTGCTCCCAAAGCAACTGATGCAACAGCCAAAGCTAATACACCAACTGCTGCGCCTAATGCACCAACTCCTACCGCAATTAAACCAGCAGCTAAAATTAAAGCACCTGCTCCGGCTACTACAGCACCTGCTCCAAAAGCAATCATACTCGCTCCTAATAAAGCTATATTTCCTGCTCCTAATAATCCGTATTCACAGACAGTAGGAAGTACACCAGCCACTAACGTTAAGGCAGTAGCTGCTAATAAAGCTCCTACTCCAACCAAAACAATAGCAGCACCAAAAGCTATAAACCCAACTGCTCCCGCTGTTAATGCAGGCCCTAATATAGCTGCTCCTGCCGCTAATAATGCAATAGTCGCTATCATTCCGACCATAACCCCAATTGCAAGTGGTCCAGCATTTGCCAAATTAATAGCACTAGCCGTTAAGATTGCAAATCCAGCTGAAACTAGAACTAATGCCGTTCCCATAGCTAACATTGCAAGTGAAATAGCGTTTAATTTTGCAGCCCCAGGCTTAATAGAGTTCAACATCAAAGTCATACCAGCTCCCATAGCTGCCAAAGCAACCACAAGACCAGCCATCACACCAATTGCTAAAGGTCCTGCATTAGCTAACTGTATAGCGGAATAAGCTAATAATGCAAAACCTGCACTCACCATCAAAATACCCGCTCCCATCATCATAAAAGATTTAGCAGATGCTAGCATATTTTTTGCACTTTTTTTAGATGATTTACCGACTTTAGTTTGGCTACCTGCAATTCCATCTAATTTTTCAGTTAAACCTGATGATGCAGTCTGAGTAATTCCCATTAATTTATCACCAAATTTTTGTAATGCAGTAACAGCTGAACTAATTTTTTTATAGCCTTTCCATGCTAAAAAGAAACCTGCTACCCACGGTGTAGCTGCAACAATTATGTCACTATTATCTGCAATTATATTCCCAACAAATGCAATCACATCACCGGCTGAAGACATAACATCACTAAACGTTTTAATAACCGTTTCATTTGTTGCTATTGAGGCACCTACATCAACAATCACACCTCCAACATCAAATAGTGCTCCTGCTACCTTTCCAGCAGCTTTACTAAAAGCATCCCAATAGGGTTGAATTGTGGTTATTGCCCCCGAAATTGTATTAACTAAGCTGTCAGCGTTAAAACCATCTAATTTATCAACAAGACCAGAAATTGCATCAATCCCAATTTTTGAAACATAGTCGAATGCCGGAGCTAATTTAACTCCCAGAGTTTCAGTCAAACCATCCATTGCTTGGTCTACAGTTTTATATTCTGTAGCCAATTTTGTGAAAGCGTCATTTGTTCCAACTTTAGCAATGGCATTGAAAAAATCTTCGGTTTTAACAGTTCCATCCTGAACTTTACTAACTAATTTGGAAGTACTCATACCCATTTCTTTCGCTACCGCTGCAACTCCAGCCGGGGTCTGCTCAAGCATTAGTTTAAAATCCTGCCAAGCAACTTTCGGCTTAGCGGCCATTTGTGTAGCTTGTGTACTTAAAGTTTTCATTGCTTGCGTTGGGTTTTCAGCTGCCGCAGCAAGACCACCAAAACCTTTTACTAACTGCGTACAATTCTTTGTTCCAACTGCTGCCAGCTGACTGTAAGTAGTAGCCATATCACTGGCACTATAGATTGTTTGTGTTGCAAATTTTTGTAGTTCTTTTTTTGTAGAAATTATTTCATCAGAACTTTTTCCAAGCATTTCCATGTTACCATTAAAGGTTTTCCAAGCTGCACTTGAAGCTCCTAATTCACTTATAACACCCGAAATACCACTTGTGATACTTGAAAAAGCTTGTTGCCCAATTCCAGTAAGAATACCAAAACCAAGTCCACTTTTAATTTTACTGCCTAAGCTCGACAATTTGGAATCGGCTTTTTCCATTGTGGAAGTAAATCCTTTATCAGCAGCCGATAATATAGCTTTTACACTAAAACTCTCTGCCATTTTTCTCACCTCTTTTTCTCATGAATTCTTTAACTTTAGAAAATTTATCTTCTTTTTTTCCAAGAACTTTATTAAGTTCATATTCATAGTCAAAGAACTTCTTGAAAGTATCGAAAACTGGTCGAGTTTTATTTTTACCTACTTTCTTTTTTGCTTTGACTTTAAAATTATTAAACGCTAGCAAATGAATGTGATAATTCAAATCAAGTTCCTTTAGCTCTACTGCTTTCATTAATAGTTCATATTCCGCAAAGGTTAATAAATCAACTTGATCAAAATTCTTAAAATCTAAATATCTAAAACAATTTAATGCTATCTCTTTATAAGTTTCATTGAATGATCGAATATCTTCTAATGTTGTTCTTTTTCCCGTTTCTTCGCTTCTTCCACTCTCTCGAACATTTTCTTGATCGCGACTTTCGATGCATTCGCACTCGATAAAAAATCAATTACAGCCTCAAATAATTTTTCAACATCTGTCGTTTCGTTATCGATATATTCTTCGATTTGCTCACGAGTAACTCTAGGCGTCATGCCATCATTTAAATAATCTAGAGCATTAATCAATTCTTCAATTTCACCATCTACTAATCCAGCTACCAAATAAGTTAAACCAACTTGCTTTTCTATACCTAATTCATCTTTTTGCGTTACATTTTTATTTACTTTTCTTACAAATCCGATAGATGCTTTGAATTTATATACAATTCCATTAATTGTTAATTCCATATAATTTTTTCCTCTTCTTTCTTCAATTTAAAAAAGAGCGTATTTCTACGCTCCAGTTTTCTTTGTGTCAGCAAACACATAATTTGCCATTTCTTGTTGTTCTTGAGATACTGTGGCATAACCATCTACTCCACTGCCATTAATCCCAAATGTAAGAGAAACTTCAACCATATCTTCAGCATTAGAAGTTATTTCACACTCTGTAAGGTATCCTTGGAAATATTTTGCTTTAAATTTTCCAACATTATCTTCTGTGCCTTTTTCGGCTAAATTTACTTCCCAAATTTCAACAAGCTCATCATTATCTAAGGCTTTTTCTAACTCATCGATTAAAGTATCACCAACCGCTAAAATACTTGTAGCAGTAATTTCTACCTCAGCAACCCCGGGTGTACGAATTGATCCGTCCTTAGTTGCTGTGGAATCAGCATCCTTGCTCTTTGTACGACCGTTCTCAGTTGTAAAAGCAAGTGTTGCTCCATCTTTTGTAGTTGCACTACTTAAAATTCTATATAAATAAACAATTTTTTTACCTTGTACCGCTTCAGGCGCTGCACAAAGCTGTAAATCAAATCTTCTCATATGTTACATCCTCCTAATTAAATTTAAACTCTAAAGAAAGCACCCCGTGTAAAAGTGGAATGCTTGTTGATGTATCTGGCATAATGTCTTGACTAACATTTTTTAACGACCACGCAAAATTAGTTGTATGATTTAATTCTCTAGATACTTTCTTTATATCAAGAAGCATCTTTGAGACTGTCCCACGCTGCTTAGGATTATTGTGAAATACATGGATAATTTGATAGACATTCCCAAATACAGCACTTTTATTAGCATCATCAATTAATTGACTATTGCCAACATATATAAACGGGTAAGGGGTATTATCTGGTGGTAAAAAAGTATCATAGACATTGTCTGGATATAACTTTTTTAGTTCTACTAACAGATAACTAAACAGTTCTTGTTGTGGATCCATTTTTATACACCTCACTCAACTAGTTTTTTCATATCTTTTTTAAATATTTCTTTTTGTTCATTAAACGCAGGACCAACAAAGGGCTGAGCCTCCATTTTTCGGGTACCATATTCTAGATACGGGCTGTATTCAGTACCTGGTTCAACAATAGCAGTAAAACCGCTATCTTCTTTCGATAACTGTATACTCCTTTTAGTTGTACCAGTTTGATATCCCTTAACGAAATTAGCATTACGAGTCATTTTATTTGTTAACTCAGCTCCGTTAGTACTAACAACTCTTTTTACATCAGCCATCTTGATATTTTTCTTAAGTTTATTACTTAATTTTTCTAAACCCTCTAAATAAAAAACTTTAGCCATTAAGTCACCTCCGAAAGCACAAAAATATGTTTTGTTCTAAGCTTTCTACTATAGTCAACTTTGTATTGTTTCTTATCAATGCGAATAAAATTAAATGCTTCATTCCAATGATTTTGAATATGAATAGTTAAACTCCCTTGCTTAATAGTTCCATAAATTAATTGCATTGTTTTAGTACTGGTATCCATCACACTGGCCATTAATTCTTTTTCGACGATAGTATCATCTCCATAATTACCTGTATTTTGATCATACTGGCCACTTTTAACGGTTTGAAAATAAACAGGAGTGTCATATCTCATAAAAAACGTACCCTTCCTTTTTTTAGATCACTCTGATTATTTAACCATGACCTGATATCTTTATCATAACTATCAAAATCATCGTCGTTGAAAGACATACTTTCACCCTCGACCGAATGAGAAGATACACCCTCGCTACCAATACGATTAAATCTAATTACCGATACTTCAACAACAATATATTCAAGTTCTTCAGGAACTTCTTTAACACTTAACAAATTTCCTAAACGTTTTTGAGTAAGCTCAATAATCACGTTTAGTTTATCGTCAATATTTTTGGGGTTACCTAGTAATTCTTTGACATTTTCAAGTATTGTCATAGGCAACACCATTATTTCTTTGAAGCTGAGTTTTTAGGTTCGGATTTTTTTGTTTCGTCCTTTTTTTGCTTTTCGGGTTCAACTGCTTCATTTTCGGATTGAGCTTGATTACTTTTATCTTCAATAAATGTAATTAACGGCGTACTTTGTTTATTACTGGCAGTGGCCAGTTCAATAATACGTTCTCTAGATACTGTCAATCCATCACGAGGGAATGTATCCCCCGCATTGTATGGATGTTCATTATCTTGTAAATCAGTAAAATATTTAATAACTTTATACATTTTATTTTCCTCCCTAATTATGCTCCAACTGATACTTCAGATGCTTGAATAGAACTTACAATTACTCCATCCAAGAATTCAGGGAAAAAGATGACACCGCTAAACAATAAAGTTTCAAATGTTGCTGTTTTTCCATCAATATTATGTGTCATACCAATAAGCCCAGTAGCATCACTTGTTAAGTTGAATGTTTGAGCCACGTCACCGCTGTTTGCAGGAACATAAGCACCATTAATATTTTCTTTAGCCGAAGCAATAACTTTTCCTTTTTCTAACTCAGGTGAAACAATCACTGTTCCTAAACCTAAGAAATTTTCAATATAAGACATACCAAAAGCAGTTTGCAATGTAATTTGAGCATTTCCCAAATAATCAGCTAAATCTTCACTTGATACAAAATAAATAGGTGTTACAGTCATATCAACATAGAACTTTTGTAACGCTCCCCATGCAGCACTTAATGCTGATTGTAAATTTGTTCCTTTTGCTGTACCAGTTCCAGTCTTAATTATAGTGTAAAATGATTTTTTGATTGAAGTTTGGACACCAGAAATTAATTTTTCATCTGTTTGATTTACTGCTAATGAACGTCCTGAACGTTGAATAGCTTCTGCTGATGTACTTTTTCTATATTTATTTAACTTTAATTCAACAGTTCTAGCTAATTTTCTATTAATTTCAGTTAAAGGAATAGTTTCGCCCTCTCCAACCTGATCAGGTGTATTTACTTGTTCCATTTTATAAATTTTAATATTTGTTCCAGCGCTCATTGGAATCATTTCAGTAACTCCTAATAAACGTTGCAGTTCATTAATATTTTTGTTTAAACGGCTTGTGTAATCAATCGAAATAGCTGGTTCTAAATCTTTACCAGCAGTCAAATTTGTTTCTGCTGCATGTAATTGTAAATTAAACTTATTTTTGTTTTTCATTGTTTATCTCTCCTTTTTATTGGAATAATTCCATGTTTTCCCTAATTAATTTTTGCCTTTCAGCTGTGTTTTCAACTTTGAGAATCTCTTCTTTGGTCATTTTCGTTTTAGAACCCTTTTTAGGTGGTTCGTGACGTAATTTAGCTGCAACTTCCTTTTGAACTGCTGCTTTAAAAATCTTTGCAAAGTTTTCAACATTAGCTTTAGTTGTATCAGCATCTTCTGATACTAGATTAGCTAAAAGTTCGTCATTAACACTAATTTCTTCATCTGCTAAAATTGACCGGGCTACCTTAGACATTTCACCTAATGTAGCCTGCTTCTCATACTTCGCAATTTTTTCTTGCAGTTGTTTGAATTCAAGATCCTTTTTTTCTTGCTCAGTCATATTTTTTAATTTTTGAGCCTCTTTGAATTTTGCTTCTTCTTTTTGACGTTTCTTTTCCCATTCAGCAAATTTTTTAGAAATAAGTTTATCTACATCTTCATCACTGTATTTTTTGTCACTAGGATTTTCACCTTCACCATCTTTAAGTGAGGTGTTTGGTTCGTTGTCCGGATCCTCACCATCGTCTCCATTGTCACTATCTTCAGCAAAAAGCTGTAAATCGAACTTATTTTTTAATAATGGTAATTTTAATAATTTTTCTAAATCTTTCATTTTCTTTTCCTCCGTAATTTAAAGTTTTCACGCCTAACTTATCCGTAGTTTTTTTATTGGTTTCCACGCCTCCAACAATCCGTAAAGTTTAATGTCATTCACGCCTGGACGTATAAAAAGCGTTCATACAAATGAACGCTAATTAATATATTTAATTTTTAGATATTTCAACATAATCACTATATACGTTAGCAATCTCTCTACATCCTATAAAAAAAGAATCAACTAATAATCGACTCTGTTTATGAGGTTTATAGATAAGAACACTTGAATTTCCGCTTTCTAGCGAATAATTAAGTATATCGCCAGTCAACTCCTCTAAAGAATAACAAAGTGTTTGCAACAAACTAGAAATCGCTGAACAAACGATATCTTGACCAATTACATTGTAATTAGCGTGACCAACGCAAGAAATAGCAATACAATTCCGTCCCTCTTTAATATTTATTTTAATCATAAATTATCGCCCATACGTTTTTTAACTTCTTTGGCTATAGCTTTCCCACCAACGCTTATTTTAGTATCAATTGCACTAGCTTCATATTCGTTTTTTAACGAAATTAAACGCTCCATTTTCTCTATAGTTACATCTAGTTCACTGGTATCTACCTTAAGTTTAACTCTAATAACATTATCTTGCCTTAAATTAACATCGCTGATATATGCTTTTAAATCTGCTATTTCATTATCGATTCTTTTTAATTCATCGCTAAAACAAATACTGTCCACAATACCTACAAAACTAGTTTGACTATCTGGTCTTACTCCCATATTATCATGTACTCCTTTCTTTAAAGTGATATTATTACAATAATTGATAAAATAAAATTAATTACAATCCCAAAACATAACCATTTTGATGTTTTTTTAAAGTTATCTTCAAGCCTCATAATGTTTATCTTATTTCGCTTGTTTTCCTGCTGTAGAAAATTAACATCTGCTTTCAAATAGTTAATTCCGGTATCTATATATTCAACACAACCATTAAATATTTTAATATGTGTATCGAGTTTTCCTTTAATTTTATCTATTTCTAAACTGTTAATGTCTATTTGACTAACAACACCAGTTACACCACTTTCTATTCGTGCCATACTTATACCTCCGCTTTTTATAACAAAAAAAGCCGACTAATCATCGACTTATAATTGCAATACTAAAAAATACCTTTAAACGCTTCCCTATCTTTCTTCTATTCCCAATTTTTTAGCAATCTTTTTAACCATATCTTTTGATATTAATTCAAGGCCTTCAGCATTGTCTTGACCAACATCAGATAATCTAGCTAAAAACTTATCATGATCTGATAAATCTTTATATCTTACATTTTGTTCTTTTCTAGGCAGCTTCTTAAATTCTTCAAAAGTTATTTGCTTTTTCATACTTCCTCCAATTCGATATATATTACATTATTTTTAATGTAGCGTCTTAACACTTTAAATTTACTATTACGCTTATATAATACCTCGTCTTCCTCATGATTAAAAGCAGAAATATTAATACCATTTTTAGAGTTTAAAATAATTAACTGCACCTGAGCATCAGGATTATAGATACTGCCTTTTGTTGTAGATAAATACTGTTTAGCAGTTACAATTTCATCTACCTCATATTCCTCAATAAAATCGTTTATAGATTGTTGATCATAAAAGAACACTGATCGTGTCAAAGTTCCATTATAGGTATGTATTTTAGACAATGCATCATCTAAATTCTTCACAATTTCCTTTTGCTCATTAGTTAAAGGATAATTGTTTCTTAAAGCATCATTAATCAAATAACTTATAGATGAAACGTAAGATTTGATTGCGTGCTTATTTTCTGTAGTTAAGCTTTTCCACTCTGCAGTAGTACCACCTTTTTCTAGATAATTTAACCATTCATCATAATCTTTTCTATCGACAGATGGTGCAGTCGAGCAATGACACCTTGGATGCATTGGAGGAGCATTTAGCCCAGGCATCATATCCTTGATTTTAAAATGTTTGCCGTCTAACGCTTTACAAACATCACATACATCACTACCTCCACAAGCAATATACTCATATTCTTCTAAACCATTTTCAATATACGATTTTTTTTGTGCCTCTACTTGAACTCTTGCTAACTCAGTCTGCATTAATCGTTCAGCATCCGACTGTTTTACGTTAAAACGCTTTCTAAGCTCAGTTGCAAGTGTTTTTGGATTCTTGCCTTGAATAAGACCAATTTGTAATAATTTATTTAAATCATTTTTTAACAGATCCTGATGCATCCAGATACGATCGCTAAAAGTAGCATTGTGAAACGACGCATTAACGATTGAATTAGCCAATTTAGTGTTATTTTGTACTGTTTTGCCTAAAATACCTGATTGTCGCTTGAATTCATCTATAGAGCGTTTTTTTAACGCTTTATAAAACAGCTGATAAATCTTACTGTGACCTTTGGCAAGTTCAAGACCTAAATCAGCTTTTAACAGCTCCAATCTATTTACTTTCATTGTCAAGTTATAGATTTTCATTGCGTCATTAGCTTCTTTGGTGAAATCTTTTGTTTTTACATATTTAGCAGCTTTGCGCGCATATTCTTCTATATCTAACTTAGAAGCTCTTTTCTTAGCCTCAGCCATGGTTATACCATTTTCACTAGCATATTTAGCATAGAAATTATTAATGGACCTCTTGCACTCATCCATCATGTCTTTGTAAATTTTATTTAATTCCTGATTATATTTCTTTTCTTCAGTGATATTGTGCTTATGTTGCTCATTTTCCCGATTGCGCCAGTAATCATAACTGCCCATTACAATTCACCACTTAATATTTTTTTAGCTTCATTTGTATCAATACCGATTGCAGTAGAAATTAATTTCACAGCCTGACCCTCAGTTATAGTACCAGAGGTGAATTGAGCCATTATAGCTAATAACGACTGTGTTTGAGCACCATTTAAAGTTTTTCCTTGAACCTCAGTAACAGCATCATCCTTATAATCCAAGTCAGTGCCATTTTCAAACATTGTTTTAGCAACAATATCATTTTCAGCATCCTGTTCTTCATTTTTTAAACGGTCGATTTCACTTTGAACATCGTCAACGATCGAAAGAACTTTTAATTGTGTTTCCTTTGAGATTATACCTTCAAGCGAACTTGCAACTTGCGCCTCATCGGTGATATTAGCAGGAATATTAAAAGTGAATTTGTATTCAAGACCAACCCAGGCATCACTTTTTACTTTAGAAAGCGGATGTGAAAAAAGGAGTTTGTAACGCCTGTTCATTCCACTTGTAAATTTACGTTCCTTAGCCTTTGCTAGATTCGTCATTGATAGAAGTTTGTATTTTAATGCTATTCCGGAACTTGTACCGAAATTTTCATCACTAATATTCGCAACCATAGAAATCTGAAATATCAATCTTTCAAGACGTTCAATTAAGTTTTCCTGTGTTCCATCTGAATTTGGTTTATCCATAAATTCAACAACCATATTAACTTGTGGATCACCTTCAAAATTAACGATACGGTTATCACGTATCTGTTTAACACCATTTGTATCAAGTTTAGCACCTAGAACTTTTAAATAGGCATCTGCAAAATAATCAACATCATTAGCTTTTTCACTTATAGCCTTGTTATAGGCGTTGATCATCGGCATAGCTGACTCAAAAATACCGGTGCGTTCAGCATTCTCAACATACTCAGTTACCGGCACACCATCAAAACCATGAAGATGTTCATCGTCATCGAAAACATACGATCCGTTTTGATGAAAATATTGAATAACTGTATCATCAGACCATGACCCACGTTCAACATTTTTATAATCTTTATAGTATCTTATGAAAAATAAAGGCCTTTCAATAATACTGTCATCATAAATAATAAATGCCTCTAGCGGAGAAAGATATGTAATACACTGTTGCATATTATCATCGAGATAATACATTTCGTAGCCGTGTCCATAAATTGAACAAATCTTTGATAGTTCAGCATTGTTATCATCTTGATCATTATAAGAATCTAGAAAAGCAATATAATCATTTGTACCCTTATCTTTACTATTTATTTTTATTGGGTTTCCAATAAAAAAACCGTTGAATGTATCAACGATATATTTGGCGAAGTTTACAGATATGCGATTGTCAGGTTTCCATTTTTCTTTGTCTGGCTGATTGTATATGTCATAATTATTTTCATAAGCATCATGCAGTTTTTGATAATGACCATTTACAAGCATCTTATGTTTACTAATATATTCGGCTAATAAATCAGGTGTCATAACCGTATCTTTTGGCAATCTAAAAATTTCCATTAAATTCCCCCTTTCAAATTAGTGTTTAATTTATTTTTATTAATTAAAATTGTGTTAACAAAATATCTTATTGCATCCATACAGTGATCATTTTCTTTTATCGGTGCATCAATTCCTCTGCTAGTTGCTTTTGAATCCCATACATAAATAGAGAACTCTTTTAACGCCATTTTGCAAGTATCAAGGAAACCAATTCTTCCTAGATTAAGCATTGTTCCGACTGAACGAATACCATTTGAGACATCATTTCTAGCACGTTTGACGCTCAATCCTCTGCTTTTCAACTCAGTTATAAACGATGCTGCACTTGGATCGACTATAATATATTCAATATTCAAGCTACCAATAAATTCAATTAAATCATCAGCGTACTGGCTATCAGTTTTTTGTTTTCTTTCTTCACGACCAGAATAATAATATTCTTTTGTTGCATACCACGTTTCATTAACCCCTTTTTCCCAAAGTAAAAAGACCATGGGATTCTGGGTTCCATAGTCACAACTAATATATTTTTTTTCGTTTTCATCAATTTTAGGACGTTTATTGACAATATGCTTGTCTCTATTAAACATGTCATAAATAACACCTTCAGCGACAGCCCATAAACCACGGATATATCTATCATAGAAAACTCCATTATACGCTGAAGCGTATCTTCTTTTGACTTCTTTATTTAAAGACAAATTGTCGTCCATTGTAAAATGAACATACAATATATTTTTTACAGTTTCTTTTTTACGTTCTAATTCTTTTATTTGTTCTGCATTTAAATAACCAATTGATTTGTCTATCCAATTAACTTTAAACCAGTGAAACGGACCTTGCGGGTTACAGTTAAACCACCATTTAGATCCTTTAACACTACAACGTGCAGTTGCTTGATTAACAAAGCTTTCGGGCATTAATGCAACTTCATCAAAAAACATTCCTGCCAATGTGATACCTTGAATTAAATCTTGTGATCGTTCATCCTTACCACCAAAAATGTAAAAATAGTTTTCGATATTCTTCTTTCTAACGATAACAAGATTATCGGCACGGTGATCATTTACTTTGTATCCTCTAGCTTTAAGCATAAGTTTAAGCCAAAATAAAACATTACGTCTAAAAGATCCTATTGTTTTACCTGCCATTCCAAAGTTTTGACCACTAAAAGTAGTCATTGCCCATAAAACATATGACAAGGACATTACAATGGTTTTTCCTGAACGGATAGCACCATCTGCAATAATTCCATCATTATCTTTTACCGGACTATCCTTAGTCCACCAGTTTAAAATCATACGTTGCTTTTTACTAAATGGTTTAAATTTAAAAATGACCTGCTTTATTTTAGCCATCTTGTTGACCCTCGTTCCAATCAGAAATTGCAGTACCCGATAAAGCTTCGATAAATCCATCATCTGCATCTTCAATTTCTTCATCATTGCCACCAGTAATATTCTGGGTCTGTGCTTTAATCAAATCAATCTTGGCTCTTTGTTCTTCAGTAACAAGGTTCATGTGCCTGCCTAACCAGTCCAAGGCCTTCATACGATCACTCAGTTTTATGCTAGCGCCATCACGTCCCTGTTTGACTTCACTGAGAATAGTCCCGTCAGCAAAAGCACTGTCTTTGAATTTCACGACATTTATCTCTTTTTTTAGTTCAACTGTTTCACCTGTCAGCTCATCTTTTACAGTAACAGGTCCAAACGGTCCCATAACAGGTACTAACTCTCGACCATACTCTAGATAATCATTTAGATCTGCAAATGCAATATCGATATATTTTTGTACAATGTCCTGCGGATCAAGAAGTGCATCTGCGTACATTTCTACTTTTAGCCTTTTAATTTCTTCCTGGACCTCAGGCAGTTTATACCAACGACTAGCCATGACAGCTGCACTGCCGTATGTAACTTTCGGTTTGACTTTTTGGTATGCCTTTACATGATTGTGATATTTTAAGCAGTAAATACAAAAGAGCTGTTTATCTTCATCCAGCTCTCCATAAACATCAGCTATATTTTTAGCAATTTCTCTTGCGACCTTTTTGGTTGCAACCTTTGCTTTTTTTGGTTGCAACTTTTTATCTTTCCAGTACCGGCTTTTCCATGACTTGACTGCGCTAACAGAAACGCCATATTTAGCTGCTATGTCTTTATACTTCATGCCTGATATGTAATCATCATATGCTAGCTCGTATTTCTCTTTCAAGTCATATCACCACCTCCGTGTTTGCTTTTTCTATATTTACAAAATATCTAATTCTGCAAAAATTTTATACATTTTAGGGAACTGAATCGCCATCCAATCAACCATCTCCTCATCACGCGCCCACTGATCTATATCATGGGAATTTATATCTAAACCCGATTCGTATAAAAAGGCATGTATAATTTCATGCCTTAGAATTTTCTTCTCATAATCCTGCAGATTACGCATCTGATCGATATCATCTTTATTTTCCTCGCACTTTAATACAACTATTTCTTTTGCATGATGATCACAAAATCCATCTTTGTTTGAAAGGCGATTATCTTTATCTTTTTTACGCTTAAATATCCTGTATTCTGTACCTAAAATATTAATTGAGTAAAAGAGCATTTTAATTTCATACCTCCATAACATTAGTTATAATATTCATAGTTAAGCCGTTCTTTATTTGAATTATTCCTTGAAATTCTTTATACGGAGGTGATTCAATGGCTGCTAAATCTGGTGGAAAATGCACTGAACGACCTAAACGACCAGGTCCTATGACTGTAAAAGTTAAAGGGTACACTCGTGACGATGGAACAAAAGTTCATCCTCATAAACGTCACACACCAAAATAATAATATTTCCGGCTTAACTAAAAGATTAGTTCCCAAGACTAATCTTTTTTTGTAGACTCTATCCTGCCATAATAAAAGGCACTACATGAGTGCCATTAGTTTGCATAAACTTATTTATTGTTTTCTATATATAATAAGTTTCTTTTTATATATTCATATTCTTTTATGGTATGTGTAATAATCAGTGCAACAATTAGTAAAATCAATACAAGTGCCAACCATATACCCTCCCAGTCAAAAATATCAAGCAGCCAATTAAGACCACCAATTCCAATAAAAAAACAAGTACATGACAACACAAATTTTAGATACTTTTCTTCTGCAGCAATGAACGATAATACATCACAAATAACCATTTTCGAATTTTCAGGATGGTTTTCATCTAAATACGACGATATCACCTCTTGAGTTGTTCCTTTATTTTTTTCTTTAGCATATTTATTTAACTCATTTATATACTCATTTTCAATATTATGTTTACACATATACAAATTTTTCTTTGTTTTGATTGTTTCGATTATTTCGATTATTTTCATTCAAGTACCTCCTATAATATCTCAATTATATCATGTCATTCCACATAAAGCGACACCACGAATTACACAAAATGATTTCAGAGGCATTAAATGAATGGCGTATCAGCACCAGGTGATGCCGCTTTATCTGAAAACAAAAAAGCTCTGGGAAAATGAACTTTTTTCATATTTGTATAATCAAGGGGAAGTATAAGAAACACGAATCAACCAAAAAGAAATTAATCATCTGTGTGTCTTAACCAAAAGACCACATTACCATAATACCACCTATTTCACTGCCATACCATGACACGGACTGACAACTTTATTAAATTTCAAGATTATTTATAGCATTTCGACGATAGCGATACACATTACGCTCTGAAAAACCCATTTTTTTAGCGATTTCGTCATACTGCATCAAGTGAATATATGCATATTTCAACACCAGACGCTCCTGGATGTTTTTCAAAGTATCGATCGTATGCTCTATCTTTTCCATTTCATTAAATATTGCTTCTTTTTTTGCATATAGTTGTTCAATTGATTGTCTTGTTCCTAAAGCTGGACCATAGCTTATAGCTTTTATCCCCATTATTTGTCCATCAACATATGTAAGCTGATCTAACTTATCCCTATAGGATTTTAAATACTGTACCTTTTCGTTGTAGTCCATTCATTCTCCTCCTACAGCATTTCTTTAAGTTTAACTTCCAGCTTGCGTATATACAATACGACTGTGTCCTTAGCACTTTTGCATCCTTCAAGCGAATCAAGCTGCTGGTAACGATCCAACAGCTCCTTCATGAGTTCTTGTTTAGTCATTTCTAAATCCTCCTTATTTTGTAACAATATCTGTTAGAAGATTAACTGCCTTTAATACACTCTCAAGTGTACTGCTGTACTCTTTTTCATTTTCACGATCAGCTCTTAACATCTTATTTTCACAGATTAAATCATCAAGACGTTTTTTTAACTGAATACATTTGTGCTCATAATCATAAGCTAGTTTTCCGGATTCAGCTTCACCAAGCTTATTAATTTCACTATACACTGCATCAACAGCTTCATCCCAGCCTTTACTGTATTCGTCGGATGCGTCGGTACCGCCAAGACCGGCAACAATTTTTAAAATTTCACTTAATTCTACTTTCATTTACTCCTCCAATTTCATAAAACATAGCCAGTGTGTCTTAGCTGCTTTACCGCTCTTGTGACCAAACAACGGCTCAGCATCCAATACACTTAATATTTTCTTTAAATCAATTTGTATCTCGTTCCATTTAAATACAAGAACACCACCACACTTCAGAACTCTCATGCATTCATCAAATCCAAACTTTAGATCATCTTCCCAGTCTTTACCTAACTGACCGTATTGAGCTTTCATAATTGATTTTTCCCCGCCCATCTTAAATGAGGAGGATCGAAGATAACCAGATTAAAACGATTATCTTCGAACGGGATACTTCTAAAATCCGCTATTACATCAGGATGCACTGCAATGTGTTTATCATAAACATCATATTCTTCATCACGAATATCCATATAAATAGTATTCTTATGATGCTTATTGAACCAGAACATCTTACTTCCGCAGCATACATCAAGTATCATTTTTTCCTGTTCCATACGCTATTCCTCCTATACGTACAATCTTAACTTTTATTAACGTGTTCTATATTCATTAATTTTTGCTTTAACATAATCCATAAGCGCCTCCTGACCACGTTCTTTATTTTCAAGTGCTTTGACTATCCGCTGATCCACAGTCCCTTTTGCAATGATGTGATAGATCAGTACCGCCTTATCCTGACCCTGGCGGTACAAACGGTCATTTGCCTGCATATAAAGCTCAAGCGACCATGTAAGGCCAAACCAGATTATGATATGTCCTCCGTGCTGAAGATTAAGACCATGACCGATACTGGCCGGATGAGCCAGAAGGATAGGAATATTTCCATCATTCCAGTCTTTTACGTCCTGATCATTCTTTAGTTCCCTGGTTTCAAAACGCTCCTGAATTCTTGCCTGGTCATGCTTGAACTGATAAAACACAATTACCGGCTGACCGTTTGCACTTTCGATAAGGTCCTCAAGAACATCCAGTTTTGAATCATGGACTTTTACCACCGAATGTTCTTCAGTATAAACCGCACCGTTTGCAATCTGCTGAAGCTTGTTACACGCACCTGCAGCATTAGAGGCAAGTACTGCATCACTTGTACCTAGCTCAATTACTGCGTCTTTTTCAAGACGTTTATAGTATTCAAATGCTCTTGTATCAAGTTCTACTTCAACATTATTGAATATCTTGTCAGGCATATCCAGATAATCTTCTTTCTTCATCGAGATACAGATATCTTCTATCCTGTCATAGATTTCTTTATCAGCATCTGGTAACGGCACATAATCATAAACGACATATCCATTTGACCTTCCCGGTTTGAAATACCGCTGCCGGTACTGTGATATAGTCTTTCCGAGACGTTCCCCCTGATCAAGAAGATATATTTGCGGCCAAAGGTCCATCAAGCCATTGGGGGCCGGTGTTCCAGTAAGTCCTACAACTCTTCTACATCTCCCAATATATTTTCTAAGTGCCTTGAACCGTTTTGCCTGATTATTCTTGAAGCTTGAGAGCTCGTCTATGACACACATATCAAAGTCCCATTTGTGGTTTTCAATCAGCCACACAACATTTTCACGATTGATTATGTATATATCTGCATCACGATTCAATGCTTCAATACGTTGTTTAGGACTTCCAACCGCAATCGAATATCTCAGGTGCGATATATTCTGCCACTTTTCAATTTCACCTGACCATGTACTCTGCGCCACCCGTATCGGTGCTACAATCAAAACTTTTTGAATATCCATTCGGTTGTAGATTAAATCTTCGATTGCAACCAACGTGCATATCGTTTTGCCCAGCCCCATATCTAACAGAAGTCCGCATCTTTTGTGGTTCAGGATCCAGTTGATGGATTTTTCCTGATACGCATATGGCTTAAACTGCATCAGGAATCTCACCTTTCATCAGGCTCGCTACCAGCTTATCTACCTGCGGTTTTGTGTTGATGAAAAAAGTTATAAAACCGTACTGCTTAAGCTGCTTGGCTCTCCACTCCTGCATCGGCGATATTCTTCCGCCCTTTTCTCTTTTTGTCTCTACAAAACATATCATTGAATTTGGCATCAATACTATTCTGTCCGGCACCCCCTTGGTTCCGGGGCTGTTCCACTTCGGACACATACCACCGAGGTCTTTTATTCGTTCAACTAAGTATTCTTCTATTTCTTTTTCCGGCTTGTTATTGGTTCTGCTGTTCCATGCCATTTAATTTTAAACCTCCCTTGACTTTTGGTTTTATTTATGTTATGCGCACATGCGTCATGTATATGTAATACACCCATATTGCGTTAAGGTGGGCATTTTATATAATTTATATTAATATTTAATACTGTATATATATATTTAGTGTTTACCTGTTTATCAATCTTCTAAACCCCTTATCACGTAAGGACTTAGACACGTACACACCGTTGTACACACTAATGGGTTTGGTGTTTACTCGTTTACATTGATGGTAAACGAATAAACATACCGATTACACAGCTGTTACAGCTCTTGTATACGTTTATACCCCCGTTTAGGACCATAAATTTTAAACCTCATTGGGCTTCTCTGTTTTTCCCATGTACCTATATTCTCAATTATTTTATTGATGTTCGATATTTCATAAGCATTTAATTTCTTAGTGTCATCATACCCGAGTGCTTCACACCATATCTCCGCTGAACATACTTTTGTCCTTTGTACGGTCCCTACCTTATCAGAATTAATGAAATCCTGACGATCATACAGGTCCATGTCATCCCAGTTATCAGGTAACAGCCTGTCCAGATAGTCCTTTACAATTAGTTCATTAGGATCCTCAACCATGAAGAACTCCTGTTCCTCTTTAGCTGCTTTTTCCAGCTCCTCATCTAAAAATAACGGTTCATTAGAATTATCATAAAGATACTTGGCTTCTGCCCATATCTGGTTAACTTCTTCTTCAGTTAGATCATCAAACACACTTTTTCTTGATTTACCTTTAGCGCTGCCGCTGACAATCCAGAAGCGGCGGTTGCCTGTCTTATCTCTTAGAAACTCACTTTCGTTTGTTGTAGCGATGAAAATACACTGCCTAGGATAATTCTCGGTCCTGCGGCCATACGCCTTTCTAAACCTGTCCGTAGTCCCTGATAAAAAGGATTTAATCGTTTCGGCATCGCTCTTCTTCATTGCAGTAAGCTCGCTGAACTCAACAAACCAGATACCCTGAAGTCCCTCTAAAGCATCCTTATTTTTAATATCTTTAATCGAATCGGTATACCAGTTAACAGCCAGTTTTCTTACGAATGTTGATTTTCCGCAGCCCTGTGCGCCCATCAGCGTAAGCATAGTATCAAACTTGTACCCTGGCTTGTACACCCTTGTAACTGCAGCTAACAGGGTTTTACGCGTTACCGCCCTAACATATTCACAGTCGCGAGCTCCAAAGTAATCAATTAATAAAGTATCTATTCTTTTCTTGCCGTCCCACTCAAGACCCTCCAAGTACTCTTTTATAGGGTGAAATGAGTGTTTTTGACAGGCCTTGACAGTTGCATCAAATATCTTATCTTTACCCGTGATACCATATTTCCGGTCTAAGTAGGAACGGATGTAGACATCGTCATTATCAGTCAACTCAGCATCCCACTTATGCACCTTACGCCACGGCAAATCACATAGAGCATAGAAGCGCTTGGAAAGTTCGTTATATCCTAATTTATCTTTAAAATGCGGGTCATTGTTAAGTATCAGTTCAATATTGAAATAATTTGAAATAACAACTCCACTCTTGGTAACCTGCAGTTTCTCTTCCCAGTCTGATTCATCGTCAAACTCTTCGATAATAGTGTTCTTAGCTTGTATTATTTCCTTTATTACTCTCTTATCCTTAGTTGCAAATTCTTCCATGGCCTTGAAACTTGGGAGTCTATTTGATGGTGTATCAATCTTAGCTTCTTCATCGAGTTCCTTAAATTTATGCAGCCTTACCAGGTCAAAGGCATTGCATAATACCCCGCTTGCAGGATCGGTACCGTGATGCGAGTAGCTGAACTTGTCCTCATATGTAATAATACCCGCAGCAGTACTCCCTTTTGTATATGTGTAACGGTTATCAACTGCACACTGATCATAATCATCAATAAATTTTTCAATTGCCTCACGGACGTTGTAAGCTCTACAGAACGCACCAATTACCCCTGGCTTTTCTAAAGGATCCTTTTGTTTTCGAATCTCTTTTCTCATCACATCATTAGACCGACTGCTTGTCGGCCATGACGTAATGTCGGTCCAGTCTTCATATTCTTCAAGAATCTCATCAGTGCTTATAAAATCTGCATCGATTGACTTAAATACATAATCGCCGTTGCTTGAAGTGCTCGGCCAGTACATTAGCCTCTGGGGCTGATAGGTGGTATCATCAAAGGCATCTATGCCTAGGTTATACGCTATCTTTCTAGCTATCGCCTGATATTCCTCAACATTTACCTTTCTGTCAAGCGGAATTATGATCCGCAGTCTTTGATTAGCAGGTTCATGCTTATGTGTGGAATAGATACAGCTGGCATTGCCGTAGAGCAGTTCCCAGCTGTCCCATATACTCATATCGCCAAAATCGATATCTAAAGCAATGACTTGACGATGTTTAACATTAGAACGACTTCCCTTTTCAAGATAACCGCCGACAAAACCGCCGACATCCTTGATATCGTCCTGCTTTGACTTCGGCATCTTCTTGTAGTCACCGATAGTTTCAGGAGTACGTACAGTGGTTGAGAGCTTATCAACTAGCTCAGACCAGTACATTTTGGTATTTTTCCATTTTTTCTGTTTTCGACTGGTTCCCACAGCTATATCAAGTTCAGTATCGTGATTCATTATCCGTACCCCTTTTCTTAATCTTTCCTATAATACGGGGTCACATAACCCTCTGCGTTTAAAATAAGTCCCGGCGCCCAATCTAACGGTTCGCCCATGATACGGCACACATCCTCAAGTGAAGCGTCTATCGGAGCTTCGATAATGACTTCATCATGTACATGGGCCACTATCTCATAACCGGCGTTACGAAGTCTAAGCATTGCCTGAGCCAGACAGTCACGTGCGATTGCCTGGACGATATTTTCGACAAGCTTGCCGCCCCATGTATCCGTAAGCTCCCACTTTCTTGAAACCTGATTCATTCCTTTATACGATATCTTAGGACCTTTTTCAGTATCTGTGATCTTTGCATCCTGATAGCATAACTTGCGCCCTGAAGGAAGCTTTATGATCAGGTTCCCGTGCTGAAATCCAAACAGCACCCTGTCTACCCCTCGTCTTATCGATTGCTGATAGATGGCATCGATTGCCTCATTGCCAACTTTTTTCCATAAGGCCGTAATACGTTTGTTTGAGTTGCGCCACATTTTTACAAGTTTAGGTAGTTCATCTTCCTCAATACCCATTTCCAAGGCTCCCATTGATTTTAAAGCCACTGGTCCACCACCGTATCCTAATGCAAGCTCTGCAATCTTCCCCTTCTGTCTAAGGTATCCGTTTACACCGTGCTTTACCACAGGAACTTTGAACATCGCACTAGCTGATGCACAGTAGATGTCGCCGTTATTTTTAAATACGTCCTGACGCCATTTTTCATTGGCAAGCCATGCGATTACTCGTGCCTCTATGGCGCTGTAATCGGCAACTATGAACTTGCAACCGTCCTTTGCAATAAACGCCGTCCTGATAAGCTGAGACAGCGTATCAGGTACACTCTCATACAAAAGATTCAAAGTATCTAGGTCATTGTCTTTGACAAGCTCACGCACCATATCAAGTTCCTCCAAATGGTTTTGTGGAAGGTTCTGCAACTGGACCAGTCGTCCAGCCCATCTGCCAGTTCTGTTAGCCCCATAATATTGAAACAACCCCTTTATACGGTGATCACCGTTATCAGCTCTTATCATTGCTTCATATTTAGCGGTGCTTGTCTTACCAAGTAAAAGTTTTAGTTGTACAGCTCTTTTGATAGTAGTATCTTCAACAGATTCCAGAAGCTCAGGACCTGTCTTTTTAGTAAATGATTTGCACTCGATGCCAGCTTTGGCAAGATACTGCTTAAACTGGGCGGTGCTGTTTGGATTAGTCAATCCAGTAATGCTTCTTAGTTCCTCGACATACGACTCGGTTATACTGCTGTCCATTTCAACCGCATTATCGACAAACTGGCGATCAATAAGAATCCCACGACGATTTATCTCCTGATCAAGAAGATACACTTCTCGTTCCCATTCGGGCATCTTGAAGCTGTCTAAAAGCTGGTATACATTCTGTTCAACTTCAACATCTCGAATACAGTATTCGATGAATGTATCCCATTTATCAGTGTCATGTCTAGGTAGATTTCTTGTTCTTTGACCATTAGCTTTAGTAGGTTTACAGGGTTTAGAAAAGTAGTTTATCAGTGTTGTACCGACTGACATCTTCTGTTCATTAAGTTTAAGTGCTGCACCCAGGTTGTTAAGCGATCCGGGCAGTCCAGCATGCATTGCCATAGCCATCGTGCATTGCCATTGTTTTGGATCAACATCAATCATGAAGTACTCACTAATACAAGTCATTTCAAAGTTTGCATTATGCGCCACCTTAATTACATCAGGATTCTCCAACGCTTCCAGAAGTTCGTATGGAAACTCACCATTGATCATATCAGTACATTTTACGGGTCCATTGCCCCACGCATATGCAAATAACAGAATTTCAAAAGACGGATGCGATGCGTAAGCATACACACCCGTCTTAGTTAGATCTAATTCACAAAATGTTTCTATATCAATATGTAAGATTTTAGATGTCGTAGTCATCTTCATCAGCTTCTTCCTCATCGAAGTCGTCAGCCGTTACACCTTTGCCACCAAGAGCTTCACCGTCTTTTTTGAACTGCACACCGCATAACGCAGCTGATACCCCCTTATTGCCTGCAGTGTCATAGCCAAACAGATCAACAATAACATTTGCATAGCAGCCGCTGTAAATTACATTGTCATCTTCAGTAAGCTGAGTTCTGTCACGATCCACAACAGTAGGGCGTTTCTTATTGTTCGCATTGAAGAAATACATTCCGCCATATACTTCAGGTTCATCATCGCGTTCATCATCTCCGTCGCGTAAAGGATTTTTTAACTTAGCCGGCATTTTATTGTCTTTGACTAATTTAGGAAACTTGTCCTTAGCTACTTCAACAATAGCTTTTTTAAATTCTTTGATCTGTGGATGATCCTTGGGAACGATAACCTGAGTTGAATATTTAGGCTCCTGCCCTTCTTCCATTGCACGTGCTGTAAACACATTTGCATAGCTTAATCTTACGTTGTTTAATTTAATTCTTTTACTCATATCCATTTATCCTCTTTTCTTAATTTTCTTCTATTTCAAATTCATCAGCGACAGTATACGCGCTACGTTTATCACTTAATGGTACGATCGTCGGCTTGCCTTTTGGCTTTTCAATAAGGTCTGCAAGCAGTGTATTAAAGTTTTTCTTTCCTACAGCTTTTTCCATAGCTGTTATTGTTAAAAGTTTCTTTTCAAAAAGTACCGATTCAGGATAACCGTTAGCCGTCAAAACAACTGCCACTTTATCTTGATCCTTATAAGTCCTGTTGCTTCTTCCCTCAACAACCTTGTAACCGGGAACATCTAACGTTCCCTCAAGAATACCGTTGATTGCATAGCTTTCGACATCCTTAAGCCAGTTCTGAACAGTTTTCATCCGTCCTATGATCATCGCAATATCTTCAGGAGCTAGTAATGATTTGTCTAATCTGCCGTCAATATCCTCAAATTCATCCTTTACTGTTTCTAAACAGTAGTCGGCAAGATATTTGCATTTGTTTCTAAGCTTGCAGAATCTGCAGTGATCACCGGCAATAAATTCACCAGCACCTTCAAAGGCAAGCTCTGCGGTTGGAACTACTGTAAGTTCACCCCACTTAATAAGTTCCTCAACTGTCTCAAACGATTCACTGATATTGTTGATACGCGGCTGAAATATACACATTTCTACTTTGTCAAACTCATAGATAAATCCAAACATTTCTACAGCACCCAATGCATAAAGCATCATTTGAGGGTTATCTTCAGCACTGACTGATACGCCTTTGCCGTATTTAAAATCTATAATGGTCAGTACTCCGTCCTGAATGATGATACAGTCACCAGTACCAAACCCTTCAGGTACGTATTGACTGAAATCAAGCTGTTCTTCAACAAGAACTACAGCATCATCACTCTTGACCTTTTCAGTTATGTAATCAATATAATCATTTGCATGATCAATCATTTCAGCACTGAAAAGCTTATCCTTTTTTAGTTTGTTAATGTTCTTAGTAGCAGTAGCCTTTGCAATAAGTCCCAGATGCTTTCTAAGAAGTATTTCACACACCTCATGAGCGACAGTTCCCTCTCTAGCAAATTCGCTTGTTGTGTCCGGAAGGTCATCTTCCATACGTGCTGAAGGCGGACATTTAAGCCACCTTGATGCACCGCTGGCACTCAGCAGTGCATGATCCCGTTGGGAATGATCTACAGTCTTATCCATTTTGAAACTCCTTTAAATCTTCCAGATACTGAATTAATTTATTATCAGGGAGCTCATCCATTTTTGTATACCCGTACTTAGCTGTAAGCGCCTTAACTTCGCTTTGTTTCTTAGCCTGTACTAATTTAATACCAAGTTTCTTGATCTCTTTTCTTAATGCCGGATAATTAATCTCCTCATCTTCAACAGGAGCATCCTCTACTGTCGAAACCATTTCAACATCGCTAACAGCTTCAACTTTTGTCACTGGTTCAGCTGTTTTTTCTTCAACATTATTCAGTACTATAGAATCTTCTTCAGTACTCTTACCGCAAGGACCTACACCCTCGATTGCACTTATTAAACGGTTCATAACATTTTCTAAACCTTTCGATAAGCCTAATTCAACTTTTACTTCCATTAATTCTTCCTCCAATTTTATTTTATAAATTCATCAAAACAGTTCGGACACAGATATCCGATTTCAGTTTCGATTAAATCATCACATTCATTACCGCAGTCATCACAGCGCTTCATGTAACTGTCGGCATCTTCAAATCTAGCCAAATCACTTAATTCTTCAACTGACATTTTCATCAATCTCTACTTCCTCACAATACGCTTCATACATTTTATGAGACCCCTTAAACATTTCAAAAATTTGATCAGGTGCTACAGAACGCTTTTTTGCAATAATTTTTACAACGTGATTAATTGCAACTGAAACCTTTATAAAATCAACATTTTCAATTTCACATGACATTTCATTGTCTTCGAAATCGAAATGGATATAACCTTTTTCAGGCTCTTTCTGTTTGCCAACTTTTAATGTATGTACCTCTACCTCTGCACCAGCTTCTTTTGCCTCTTTTACTAAATTTTCAATTAATTTCTCGATTTTATTTTCCATCTTATTTCTCCTGATTGTTATATTTCTCAATTACACGGTCCCGATCAGCGCTAACTGCTTCGAGATTAGATTCTAAATTTCTAATTATACAAAGCCGATAAACACTTAGCGCGATAAATAGCGCTAAAACGATTATCAGCACTCTAATAAATGCTTTATCTTTCATAAGAGCATCCCTATAACTCCCGTTAGCAATTCAACAAATATGTAAACAACTGCAACAATTGTTAAAATTCCACGAGGTCTTAGATTATTGAGGTTCATGGTTGGTGCTCCTCTTAAAGTCCTCAGTCATCGCAATAGATGCTACAGTTTCAATGATTTCATCTAAAGTCATACCTGAATCAAATAATTCTTTCACTAAAGCCCTAATCTTATCTTCCACTTTGACTTCCTCCTAAATATCTTCTATAATGAAGATGGTTTAATTTTGTTAGGTACTGTTGGCGCAGTGCCTTTTTTTGTACTTTTGTTGTACGCAATTATCAACGCATCAATCAGCTTTTCACTCGGCTCCCGATGCCACTTTGTCATGTAATCTTCAAATGCGCCTCGCGGAACATAAATGTATCGCTTTCCGCACTCTGTTATTTTGTAACTACCTGGAAAGGATCCATTAACAACTGCACTAATCACAAAATCCTTACTCAGTCCCGTACGTTCTTTAATCTCTTCAAACGTAACGCCTAGAGCTTCAACCTTTTCCATCTTTCTCACCTCCTTTGATTTAATCCCCATTAAACATGTATTTCTCACTACATAATTAATAAATTTGTTATAATATCCTTATCAACACTGCCACGTTGAAATCTAAAGAAAGGAAATTTATTAATATGTCACTTAAGCCAATTGACAGGCCTGAAGATTTTGATAATTTGTCTAAAGATCAGCAAAAAATACTTGTAGATTATCTAAAATCAAATTTCACGCCTATAAAGTCTATGAATACCAAGCACACTTCCTATGGACTTAAACAGCCTCTTGACAGACTAATCGGTTTCTATGTGACCAATGGTCAGTTTAAGGGAGCAATGCTTAAAGCAGGTTTCAGATCCGATAATATTGATAAAGAGCTTAACTGCAATTTCAATATTTCTGAAAAATCTCAGTATTTTAAAAACTGGCGTTCTTCATAGACGGTATAAGTACATTTTCAATCTGGTGGATTTCTTCATCAATTACGTTTTCCTTCGTAAGTCCTTGAGGATAATCATCATTGAGAATGTACTTTTTCTTTTGCTTAAGTGCTTCTAGAATTCTTTCGCATTCATAAACAATTTTCTCTTCCATAACTTCCTCCTTTTTTTATTTTTACAATATTCACCATTCGCCCAACGGATGTTCTTTTGTTTTACTAATGTAATCGCTTTTATAATCTCCTTTAAATCTAATTACGATTGACGTTCCCATCCAATTTGTTTCACTGCTAACTGATTCAACGTTTTTGATTTCATGGTCATCTATAAATAAATTTCCATCTTCATCTAAATAAACTTTGTTCATTTCAACTCCTCCTAATCTGTTTTAATCATTTACGGTTAAACCGTAATCCAATGGTAAAAAAATAAGCTGATTATACTTAATGTTATAAGTCTTTTCAATTTTGCGTAAGACTGGAATATCTGGATACGACTTACCACGTTCGTAATTACTTAAAGTATCAACGCTGATTCCAATGGCTTTGGCTGCATCTATTTGAGATAATCCACGCATTTCCCTAATCGTTTTTAGAGTGAATTTCACTCCTGTTGTCTTGTCCAACGCTACCACCTCCCTATTGACACATTTATTCTACTACGGTTAAACCGTATTGTCAACGGTTTTGCCGTAAACTTTTTATTTTATCTTGATTATATTACGTAAAAACCGTATAATATCAGTAAGAAGAGGTGATTAAATTGAGTGACTTAGGAAATAAAGAAATAATGGCAAAAAATATAAAAAGACTTATGGAACTAAATAACGTTACACAAACAGACATTTGTAACACGTTAAAGTTTAAACCCTCGACTTTTTCTGATTGGGTAAATGCAAAAACATATCCTCGAATAGATAAAATTGAAATGTTAGCAAATTATTTTGGAGTTGAAAAATCCGATTTAGTTGAAGATAGAAGTCGATTTAATTCTAATTACATCCCCGACCACTTTGAAACAGTAACTGATGCAATGGAATTTATTCTAAGAGTTCCTGTAGTAGCAAATAACTGTGGTTACGACCTCGATACTATGTCTGAAGAAGAAATAATTGAAATGGCTGAGGATCTATCCGAAATGCTACAAATCATGGCAAAGAAACACAGGAAAAAATAGTGATGGAAGTTCATGACGTAATTAAATATTACAATAAAAACGGATTGAACGAGACATTAGATTATTTTGACATAGACATAATACATAAAGAACTGAGAGGGAAAACGGTTGAATCAAGATTAGTAATAGACTTTTATGGGAAAGCAACTATCTTTATTCAGCCAGATTTAGATGAGAATTACGAACAGTTTTTAAAGGCTCACGAGCTTGGGCACTATTTGTTACATTATCAATGTGATATAAGCTTTAATTACCTCACAAGGGTATACAAAACTAAAATAGAAAAAGAAGCTAACGAATTTGCAATCAGACTACTAACCTATGATATTAATTTAAAAGATTATGATAATTTAGAATTTTTAGCAAAAGAAAAAGGGATACCACTCAAAATATGGTATTCAATAGTATGCATTGGGAGGTAATAATAAATGGGATTTAAAGATAAATTTAACAATGTAATAAAAGATATTAGCAAAGCAGCGCTTGATAAAACAACCGATACAATTGATAATAAACTAGATAATATGGGTAAAAAGAGCAAAGCAACTAAAATATCCGAATTAGAAAATGAAATAATTTACTATAAAAAACAAATAGATGAACTTGGAGGAAAAGAGTACTCTGAAATCCAAAATCTAATAACAAAATCTAAAAAATCTTTTGAACAAATAAACTATGAAATAGGTACTCTTAAATCAACTGTTGATAGTTTAAATAACGAAATTACCAATTTAAATGAGATTATCAAATCAAAGAGAATGTTAATAACTGATCTAGATGATGAAATAGCTTATCAAGAGTTCGGTTTATATAAACCAAAATATAGCTGTATGAACAGTGAAGAATACGCTGAACAAATCAAACAGATTAGAATAAAGCAAAAAACGATGATAAAAGAAAAAAAAGCTCTATCATACTCTGACACATGGACATTAGACGGTAGTAAAGCAAAGGGGCGTGCAATGAATAACGATAATATGAAAATGGTCCTTAGAGCTTTCAATAACGAATGCGATGTGTTGATATCTAAAGTAAAATTTAACAATGTGGATAAAATTGAAAACCAAATTTACAAAGTTGCAGAACAAATAGATAAACTTAATTCAAGGAATAAAATTTCTATATTAAATAAATATATTACTTTAAAAATCGAAGAATTGCATTTAGTCCATGAATACGCAGTCAAAAAACAAGAAGAAAAAGAAACTCTGCGCGAACAAAGGGCTAAAGAAAGAGAAGAAGCAAAATTACAAAAAGAAATCGAAGAAGCTAGAAAAGTATTTATCAAAGAACAAACACATTACAATAACGCACTTGAAAAACTATTATCACAACTTGCTAATACTAATGAATCTAATAAGCAAGAACTTGAGAAAAAAATTAATGAAACTAAAGATAAGCTTGCTGAAATAGAAAAAGGACTAGAAGATATTGATTATCGTGAAGCAAACAAAAAAGCTGGATATGTTTATATTATTTCAAATATAGGGGCTTTTGGAGAAGATGTTTATAAAATCGGTATGACTAGAAGATTAGAACCACAAGATCGAGTTGATGAATTAGGTGATGCCTCTGTACCATTTAAGTTTGACGTTCATGCCATGATTTTTAGTGATAATGCTCCAAAACTAGAAGCAGCATTACATCAAGCTTTTGATGATAAAAAATTAAATATGATTAATAATAGGAAAGAATTTTTTAAAGTTAAACTTGATGAAATAGAAAAAGTAGTAAAAGAAAACCATGACAAACTAATTGAATTTGTTAAATTTCCTGATGCAGAACAATATAGAGAATCAATCATACTAAGAAATATGAAAAAGGAAATTTAATATTTTAGACATAACCAAATACGGTAAACACACTTCATAGTGTTTATATAAATAAAATACGAAGGGAGAATTAAATTATGAATCATAATGAAAAGCAACTATATGATGAATTAAGGAGTACTGCTGAAGAATGTAATGAGCTAATGAATATGATCTTCGAACGCCAATTACCTTCTTGTGAATTAAAAAGTAAATATAAAATTCTTAAAAACAGTTGTAAAAATAGATTACAGCAAATAAAAAGAGTTGGAAAGCCAATAAATGTAAGTCAAACTGTATATAATAAATTTTTAAGAAATTACAGCGAAGCTATGGCCTTTGGTTTCACTGAACCAACAAATGGAAACCTTGATAAAATGATTCATTCTTTAGAAGAAGCGCGTTACAAATTTACAAAGTTTTTAAATGAATAAAGTAATTCTATAGGGAGGGGCTAAAATGGATGAAAATGATTACATATCTTTAAGAATTGATAATCAAATAGACTGGTACGATAAAAAATCTATTAAATATAAAAAATGCCATAATTTTATTACAATATGCAGCATATTTGTTTCTACATCTGGATCAATGATAACTATTTTAGGATATATTTTTACTGATTTAAAGATCGCTTTCTCTATTTTTGGGGCTATGGCTGGATTTTCAGTTGCCTTTATGCTATCACTAGATAAATTAAAAGATTTTCATGAACACTTTCTTACATATAGAGCAACTTGTGAAAAGTTAAAACAAGAAAAATATTTATTTCTAACAAAATCTAGTGATTATTATCAAAATGATCAAGCCTTTAATTTATTTGTTGAACGCTCTGAAAGCATCATGGCAACAGAAAATCAAAATTGGGCTCAACTAAATGAAAAAAAGAGGGATTAACCTTCTTCTATTATAATATCATAAGTTTTCTCAAAAATTTCTGGTTTACAGGGATACCGTTCACCATTGACACCAGTAATAATCCAATCACCTTTTTCAGCCTTCATTCTACCTTCTAAAGTATCTATATAGAAAGAATGATCTGTTTGATATGCATCAACTAGTATTGGTTTTTTACGCACTTTATATTTTGTCATATGAACCACCTCTTTGTTTATATTATAACCAAATTCATTTTAGAAAGGAAGTGAAATTTATGCCATCATTAAAAACCTATGATCTTTTTATCAGTCATGCTTGGTTATACGGCGATGATTATGATAATTTAATTAATTTACTTGATAAAGCTTCTTACTTTTACTATAGAAATTATTCTGCTCCAAAAGAAAAACCATTAGCGATATCAAACAATGCTTTTGATTATCAAATCAAAGAAGCGATTGATAAAAAAATAAAACCTGTAAATTGTGTAATTATATTAGGCGGAATGTACGCTCACAGAAAATGGATGAAATACGAACTTGAAGCTGCTAAAAAACTTAGAAAACCAATTATTATAGTTGCTCCCCGTGGACAAGAACGTATGCCGATAGAATTACAACAATATCCTGTTGTGCGTTGGAATACAGATTCAATAATTACTGCGATAAGACAGTTATCAAGATAAAAATTCATAAGTCCTAACAGGTAAATCATAAAAAAACTCCACTGCTACCAACAGTGAAGTCGAATGAAGTACTACCAATACTTCATATTTATAAAAGACTCAACCAAAAGTCCTTTTACGTGCTTAATTATAACACCTAAACACGTCTAAGGCAAATATAGAAAGGACGTGTTTTCATTATGCCTAGAAAGCAGACTTTTAAGCGCAGGCCAAATAAAGCAGGAACAGTAATAAAACTATCAGGTAAACGAAGACGTCCCTGGTGCGCTAAAATAACCACTGGAAAAGATATTATTACCGGTAGACAAATACAAACAGTACTGGGAACCTTTGAGACCTGGGATGAGGCTGATGATGCTTTGACTTTATACAGGCTTGGTCAAAAAAATAAGATTACTGATACGGAAGCTGAAGCACTTGCACCCGATACATTCCAGAAGCTTGTTGATCAGCGTGAAAAGAATATGCCTACCTTTAAAGAAATCTTTGATATTATATACCAGGAAGAATTGTGCACATTATCTAAAAGTGCTGCTCAAGGTTATAGATCGTGGATTAAACATTTTAACAGTATATACCACCACAAGATCAGTCAAATAAGTCTGGCCGATCTGCAGGAAATATTTGATCGTGATAAAGCTGGTTACGGTACAAAAGTACATATGAAAGTTTTAGTTAGCAAAATATTTGAATATGCAGTTATTCACAAATATATAAATCGTGACGATGATTACACTGAATATATAAAATGTGGCAAAGCAAAAGAAAGCACTAAACATTATGCTTTCTCAAATGACGAAATAAGAGCGTTGATGAGCGATAACAGCGATACGGCTAAAATAATACTTATTTATATATTCACCGGTTTAAGAGCAAATGAACTGCTGAATATCCCGCGTAAAAATATTTATTTAAACACAGAATTCCCCTATTTAGTATCTGGATCAAAAACTGATGCAGGTAAAAATCGAGTAATTCCCATTCATACTTTTATCGAACCTTTTGTTAAACAGCTGTTGATGAAGAGAAAGAAAAGAATAATTGACTGTACCTACTATCAGTTTTCATCTATGTTCTCCTCTTTTTTAACTGATCATAATATGAAGCATACAATACATGATACTAGGGATACATTTGCAACATTATGTCAGTCTAACAACGTTGATCTGTTTATAAGAAAACGTATTCTTGGTCACAAAATGAAAGATATAACCTTTGATACTTATACATCTACCGTAATTGAAACACTATATAAAGAAATCAACAAAATCAAGGTTCCTAAGTCTTGA